CGTCATGCACGGACAGCTGCGATCCCTGACTGCTGCCAGTGCCGGGGCTGACCTCGATGGGCAGGAGCTTGATGGTCGAGGTGTACGGGAGCCCTATCTCGACCTCGTAGGCTGCGCGCGGCAGCGTCACCGCGCCGCTCGCCACGGTCTGCCGAGGCATGACCACGCCATCCGCCAGCACGTCGCAGGACTTGGCCTCGAGGTGCGACAGGCCGGACCAGGTGGCCGTGGCCTTGCCCGCCTGTCCGAGCGTGGAGACCGTGCCCGGGTTCGTGGCCAGCGCATAGGTGTAGGTATTGGGGCCGGTCACCGTGACGACGTAGTCGCCGTTATAGCCAGCAGGCGCGAACCGCCGATGACGTACCGTGTCGCCCGTCGTGTAGCCGTGCGCGTTGCGCGTGATGGTCACGGTGCCGGTGGCCCAGCTCGCGCCAGACACCGTGGCGAAGGTCGTGCCGACGACGCTGGCGTCGGTGTTGCGTTCGTCCTCGAATACTTCGACGTAGCGCTTCGTCACGCCGTTGACCGTGCGCCGGACCACGGCCCACACCTGGTCGACGCCGCCGGCCGGAATGCGGCAGACGCTTTCGTACCAGCCGTCCGTCACCCGGCGGCTCCAGCCGTTCAAGCCTTGGTCCGCCTCCTGCGCCTCGCGGTACAGCGTCAGCACGGCCAGCGTGCCGTCAGCCCGCACGCACCACAGCAGGCTTTCAGGCTCGCGCTGCATGGCCATCTGGATGATGCCGGACTCCGTGACGTGCTCCGCGAAGCGCGTCAGGTCCGGCGCGGTGTACCCCTCGCGCTCGCTGGTGTAGGCCAGTGCGCGGATCTTCCGGCCGCTCGCCTGCACGAAGATGATGTCGTTCCCGAACCGCACCGGACGGGCCTGTCCGCAGCCGTAGTCCGACAGTGCCGCACGCCGCGCGCTGACCGGGCCGAGCACCTGGTCGCCGGAGCCCGACACCGCAAACTCGCCGCCAGAGGTCAGCGGCACCAGCACGCGCGACGCCACGAGATGCAGGACGCGGTTGTACTCGGCGCTCACCATCTCGAAGCTGAAGCCGTCGTCGTCGTTGGTGCCGCGCGCGAAGTTGAGATACTCACCGATGCGCGTGCCCCACACGTAGCCCGGCAAGCCGGGTGCGCCGGCGGCGATGAGGCGCTGGTCATGGAACACGCCAGTGCTCGGGAACCCGAAGCGCGTGCCCCACACCTTCGGCATGCGGCGCCAGCCGCCAGAGGCCGCAGCGGCTGCACTCGCGAGCGGCACACGCACGATGCCGTTCGCTACCGTGCCGCTGGTGACCGATGTGATCTCGACGAGGCCGTCGTTGATCCACACGTAGGCGCCGGCGTCGTAGCTCGTCGACTTCCATGCGGCTGTGCCGGTCGTCAGCGTGACGCCTGTTCCCTCCGGGCCAGTGGCTGAGGGCGTGCATTGCGTCTTCGGCGACTCGGTCAGCACCCAGCCGCCGCTCGGCAGCGCGGTCGTGCTGAACGCATCGACCACCGTGGCCGACACCTGCGTCGCGCTGGTGTAGGCCGTGATTGTGGCAAGCCCAGTGCCGAAGGCAATCTGTCGCCCGACGTCGGCCTGCGTCCAGAGCGATGAGCCGGCCGTGGCCGTGATGCTGCCCGTGGTGGCAGACAGCGTGCAGGTGACGTTGGGCGCTTCGCCCACCTCCTCCGCTGGTTCCACGAGGAACGGAACCGTGGTGAACTTCCAGCGCGTGTCCGACTCGCGCACCAGGCGGCGCGGGTAGTAGCCGGGGTGGAATACGATCAGCGTGTCGGCCTGCTGCGTGAACTCCAGCGCCGGCAGATCGGCCGCGGCGTAAGGGCTCGCCACCTCGACCGGCGTGCCGGACACCAGCTGCGCCTTGTCGCGGTAGAACCGGATATAGCCGACGCCGAACTCCAGCACGTAGGCCTGCGTCGTCGAGAACACGAACGGCACCAGCCACGCCGCACCGGAGGTCTTCGTCTCGGCCACGTAGCGGGAGCCGGGGCTGCGCACCGCGCCGCCCTGAATGACCGGATAGGCGTTCTCCATCGTCGCCGCCGCGTTGGCGTACTGCGGCAGGTCGACGCGGCCGAACATGCGCGGCGAAATCTCGCCGGCGGTGAAGTTGGTCTGGATCTGACCGCTGCGCATCGTCAGCGGTAGTGGCGAGCGGACAGCAGCGGCGAATCGCCAAACGCCTCCCCGGTGTCCTCCTGGCCGTTGATCGCGCGAGCCTGCTGCAGGACGGCGGCGAAGCGCTGCTGCATGGCGTCCACCATGGAGGCGCTCTTGGTCACGGGATAGGCCATGGCCACTGCCATCGCGGCGGTCTGCGCGGCAATCAGCAGGCTGTCCCAGCGCGCGACGTCCTCGAGGCGATACACGTACCGGAGCTTGAGCACCGCCTCGTCGTAGAGGATGGCCCCGTCCTCCATCACGAAGTTGGAATGCTCGCCCTCCTCCCCGATGCTGAGCGTGCGCAGCCAGTCGCCCGGCAGCGTGAACGCATAGGGCCACTCGTAGGCAGGGGCCACGGACTGCGGGGCCAGCACGACGCGCTTCGTTGCACAGTTCCACGGGTGCATGCGCAAGGTCGAGTCGCGCACGTCGTCCCAGAGATTGGCCGCGAGCTGCGCGGAGTCGCTCGCCTCGTCGAAGGACGTGACAGGACGCTGCCCCAGCAGGAGCAGCGCATTCGAGGAAATTGAAACCGGCGACGTGGCCATCAGGTATCGGGCGGGGCCGAAGCCCCGCCCTCAGCCCTCAGTCCTGCACGTACGGCAGGGTCAGGCGGATCACCTGGTTGTTGGCGATCTGCGCGCCGGCCACCGTCGAGATCAGCGTGCAGTCATCCGTCGTGCCGGCAAAGCCGGTCGGCAGGACGAGGCCGCTGTCGTCGGAGGTCTCGAACATGCCGCCGGTGACCGTGATCGCCAACGAGGCGGTCGTGGCCGTGGCCGCGTTGCTGATCGTGACCGTGCTGCCCGAAACGCCCGTGATGCGGGCATTCACGACACCCGCGCCAACGGTGATGATGTCGCCCACCTGGAACGCGCCGATGGGGCGGCAGTTCAGGATGGTGTTCGAGCCGTTGGTGATGTCGCCGACCGCCACCTTCGCGAAGCTGGCCGCGTTGGGCGTCGCGGTGCCTGCCGTGGTGATGGCAGTCGCCGCCAGGTGCCGGGCCGCGGCAATGCTGTCGCCGAGGTTCAGCGTGCAGCTCGCCGTGCCGGTCGACCACTGCAGCTGGGCGAGGTGGCCCATGATGCGCGAGCGCACCGGCAGCTTGCCCCAGATGATGCGGTCGGCAATCGCCGGTGCGGTGCCCGAGGCGGGCGCCACATACACGGCCTCGAACACGCGGAGGCGGCCAGCCAAGGCGTTGACCTTGACCCGCTGCGGGATCGGCGTCGCAAGTACCGACGCCAGTGATGCGTTGAAATCAGGCATGAGTGCTGTCTCCTGTTACTCGAAGCACTGGATGGCGACGACGCCTTCGTCCTCGACGCGAACCGCGCCGATGGACATGCGGGCGTACACCTGCACCGAGTTGTTCTTGCCCGGCAGGCGGTCGATGGTGGCCTGCACGTCCTTGCCGACGCCCAGCGCCATGCACGGCCGAGCCCAGCAGAGCGCGGTGCGCAGGTTGCCGGTCTTCGGCAGGCGCTCGGAGCGGATGAACCGGAAGCCGAGGAACGTGTCGATCTGGCCCTGCGCGAGAGCCTTGACCACGTTGTAGTCCATCGACTTGATTTCGGTCGTGCCGTACAGGTTGGTCAGCTGCTTCGCGCTCACCACCATGACGCGCGAGGGCGTGGCGCCCTGCCCGGTCATGTCCTGCCCCTCGTCCGCCTGGATTTCAGCGGAGTCGAGCAGCTCCTTCGCGGTCAGCAGCTTCGCGAGCGTCAGGCCCGCCGAGCCGCCTTCCGTGATGGTCTGCGCCGACGGCAGCGTCTGCGTGCCGGTGCCGGTGCGGGCCGTGCCGCGCGCGGCGTTGATGATGATGTCGTCCATCGCGCGGTTCAGCGCCTGGACGCCGAGCGCCGGGTACTTGGACTTCGGGTCCGCCAGCATCTTGATCTCGTCCATCTCGTCGACGAGCTCGGCCCAGGCCTTGTCCTGCAGGTCGATCCAGCGCCGGCTGTGCGGCACTTCGACGTAGCGGGTATCGGCGTGGCGGCTGGTGATGTCGTAGGCCTCGGAGCGGCCCACGCGCTCGACGGCGCGGCTCTGGCCGACGATGCCCTCGTAGCCTTCGCAGTACGGGCGCAGGCGGCTGTTGACCTGCTGGCCGAGTTCGTAGAAGTTCGCGCTGAACTGGTTTACGAACGCTTCGGTGATCTGAAAGCTCATGGTTTAGCTCTCCTGATGAGGTTGAACACTTGCGGGTGTCCTCGCCCTGTCAGGGTGTCCGGCGATCACCGGGCCTGCGGTCGGGGCTCGTGGCCGAGCCTGCGCGCGGGCCGTTGCCGGGTGTCCGCGTCAGCCGCGATTGCGCGCGACCTGCATCTCGTGCCACTTCTGCACTCGTCGGACCGCATCATCGTGGCCCGGCGCGCGTGGATTCCAATACGGAGACGCGCGGTCCTTCATCAGCGCTTCGATCTCAGCGGCGGTCGCATCCGCCACGGTGCCGCCGGGCGGGCGGTCCTCGGCCAGTGCCTTCGCCACCTTGGCCAGCACGCGCACGGCGATCGGGTTGTTGCCCAGCTCGTCGATGCCCGCCATCTCCTCGGCGTCCGCGAAATGCTTGAACGCGCGGAACGCATCGCGCAGCTCGGCACCCATCGCCGCTTCGCTGCCGTAGTGCGCCACCAGCGCGGCCTTCGCGCCTTCGACGGTCGCGGTCTGCGCCCGCCCCTGCAGGTCAGCCACGGCCGCGAGATGCGCCCGCACGGCGGCGTTGAACTGCTTCTGGGTCAGGCCCCATTCGTGCGCCTGGGCGGCGAACGCTTTCGTGGATTCCTCGTCGAACTCGAGCTGCTCGCCCTCGCCCAGTTCGACCTTGTAGTCCTCGGCCTTGCCGGGCACCTCGCCGAAGCGTTTCTCCAGCTCGCGGTGCGCCTTGATGAGTCCGGCCGGCAGCCCGCGCTCGTCGACGCGCAGAGACTTCGCCTCCGGATCCCAGAACTTCTCGGGCACGTCCGACCAGCGGCCGGTCGCCTCGTCGAGCGTGGGGCCATCGGCAGCTGGTGCGGGCGCTGGTGCGTTTGCGTCAGTTGCTGGTGTGTTTGCCGGCGCGGCCTCGTCCATCGCGGCAGAACCGAGCAGGCTGCCTGCTGCACCGTCAGCTGGGGATTCACGCAGTGGGGTGTTCACGAACATCTTCGACCTCGATGTGGGCTATCTGCTGGAGGATGAAGGCGAGCACCGAGCGCCGACCCTCGCGGTAGGCGACGACGTCGGGCTGGCCCGGCACGAAAGACGGCTGGTCGTAGAACCTGCGCGTGAGGTCGGCCAGGATGGCCGCGCCTTCCGGGTGCTGCTCGAACACCCGGACGTAGGTCCCGGGCTCTACGGTCACGACTCGATCGAAAGCTCGTAGTCGAGCGAGCGGCCTTGCTGCTGCGAGACGAGCGCCAGGCGCCACTGCTGGCCGTGCGATACCGAGACCTGCGTGCGGTTCTGCGCGCTGTTGTAGGTCGTCTGGTCCGTCCAGGTCTGGCCGTTGTTGGTGCTGACCTGAGTTTTCACGGTGTTGTTCGCGTCGATGACGCTGTGGCCGTTGTTCAGCAGCGTTACCTTCATGGCCGACGCGCCAGAGGCCGGCGCGTTGCTCGGCGTCGGGATGACCAGCACGTCGGACACCTGGCCAAGATTGACCGAGCCGCCTGCGGTGAATGTGCCTTTGACTATCTGGGGCATTGGGTGTCTCCTGCTCAATCCTGAAACTTCGGCGCCTTCGCCGCTTTCTTGCCCTGCGCCGAGCGCAGCCTGGCGTAGTTCCGCGCACCGTTCGCGACGAATTGCTCGCCCTCGCGGGTAAGGGTCGCCTTGCTCTTGTCCAGTTCGCGCGCCTTGCCGGCGAGCTTGGGGGCGGTCAGGGCGTCGCCCTCCTCGACCTCGCGCAGCACGTCAGCCGGCTCGCTCGACGCCTCGGCCCAGCCGTCGTAGCCGCGCAACGCGCACCACTCATCGCAGTAGTCGCGCTCGCACATGCTGACCTCGGCAATGGCGCCGGCCTTCACAAACACGGTTCGCTGAATCACCACGCAATCTCCAAGAACGCACGACCACCCGCGCCGCCTGCGGCACCGCCGCCACCACCACCACCGCCGCCGCCGAAGCCGAATGCGGCCTGACCGGCAGCGCCGCCATTACCGGCTTGACCCGAGCGCGAGAACGGGGTCGGGGCGCCGTGCCCGCCGCCGCCGTTTGTTGCGTCACCTGTCGATGCGGCAATGAATCCCGGGATCACGGTCTGAGCAACAGACGGGCCGCCAAAGTTGGGAGCGCCGCCTGCAGCAGCGCCGAAGTGCCTGCCGGCCCCAAGCCCGCCAGCGATGTCAGTGACAGTCCCTTGCGTGCCAGCACCTGTCCCGCCGGCGGCGTTTCCGGTCAGCAGCCCGCTTGACCCTCCGTTGCCCCCAGTGGTGGCTGTTCCTACGGCGGCAAGACCGCCGCCGGCAAGTGCCCATTGGCCTCCCGACAGACGGGGAGCAATTCGCGTTGCCGCGCCAAGGGACGACGCAATCGTCAGGCTGCCCGCGCCTGTAGACGCTGCGCCTGCCGCGCCGCCGGCTGTTGGCGGCGGGAGCGTTATGGTCAGCACCTCGCCCGACTGAACGAAGATCGGCCACTTGATGCAGAACGACCCAGAACCACCGCCACCGCCACCGCCGCCGGACGGAGACGCGCCGCCGCCACCGCCCGCGCCCGGGGCGCAGCCAGTGAGAAACAGAACAGAAACGCCGGCGGGGACCGCAAACGTCGCAACGACGCTGCCGCCGCCTACCGCCGGCCCCTCAAACCGGACGACGTTGGAGTTAGCGCGCCCGGCCGCGAACGGAGAAAGCGAAACGGTCATGGCACAGACCCCCAGCAAATTGCGATGAAGCCAGCGAGCCCTGCCGCACCCGCCTGACCTTGCGCGCCGCCACCGCCACCCGCGCCAAACCCAACGGGAGTGGTCGGCGTGGCGCCGCCTTGGGTGCCGCCGCTACTGCCTGAGCCGAACATGCCTCCGCAGCCGCCACCGCCGCCGCCGCCGCCCGCGCCTCCGTTGCCCGGATTCCCGTAACTGGTGTTGACTCCCGCAACAACAGGCCCGGCGCCTCCGCGAAAATTCGCAGCCCCGCCACCGCCGCCAGACCCGGCAGCACAGATCGTCGAGCGTGGGCGATAAATTGCGGTTCTCGGCCCGTCGTTTCCGTTGCTGCTCCCGACCCCACCGAGGGCCGCACCGCCGACGCCTGAATTCCCGCCGTTGCCGCCCGCGCCAGACGTGCCGAGTTGTCCCGCGCTACCGCCCGTGAGGTTGATTCTGTTGTCGGTGTTTGCTGGCGTGTCGAAGCAGTTCTGCGCCACGGACGATCCGCTGACGATTGACGGAGATCCAGATGTCCCGCTTGCCCCGGCATTTCCGCCGCCGCCGCCGCCGCCAACGGTGACAGTCAGCACGTCGCCGGGAGCGACACGGTACGGCTCCCAGAGGACGCCGAGTCCATGCCCGCCGCCACCGCCGCCGCCTCCAGCGGCAGTGTGCCCGCCACCACCACCGCCGCCGCCGCCGCAGCCCGTGACGTAGACCTCGTAGACCCCGGGCGGAACGGTGAACGGACCGTTACCCGTGAAAAACTCGCAGGAGCAGGCCGGCGCGTTCGCGTTCGCTGCCTGCGGGGACAACTGCACCGGCATGTCAGACCGCCAGGCGCGCGACGACCGAAGAGGACGCGCTGATTGCCGCCAGGTTGAAGTAAACGAACGGCCATTGCGCATCGAACGCGAAGCCGTCCGTCGCGACGTTGGTGCCTGCGAGCGTGATGGTTGCCAGCAGCACGCCGCCGCTGTTCGCGTTCTGCGTGTTGCCATAGACCTCGACAGTCGCCGAGACCGAGCCGGTGCCGGAGACGGTGGCCTGAATCACCTTCGACCCGGACGGCACGCCGATCGGCTGCTGCAGCCCGGTTGCCGAGGCCTGAAACGCGACCGCGGCGGCAGACCCCACTGTCTGCCTGCTCGGCGGAATTACCCAGCCGTCCGGACCCAGCGTAGCCAGCCCAGTCGTGACATCCGATTGCGTCGGCATCGTCTTACCTCATCATCTGCGCGGCGCTCGCCATGGGCGCCTGGTTGTCTGGGTTACTCATGGCCTGCATGGTGGCGGCCTGCTGTGCCGCTGCGGCCTGCTCCTGCGCGGCGGTCCGCGCTGCGTCGCGCTGGGCCACGTCGACCAGGAGGCGCTGCGGGACGCCGAGCGCTTCGCCCTTGGCGCGTGCGGCCTCGTCCCAGTCGTAGTTGTCGAGCACCTCGGGCTTGATGGCTGCGATCGCCGCAAGGCTCTGCTCGTAGCGGTCCATGGCCTGCACCTCGACGAGGCGCTGGGCGCGGGACAGCGGGCTGATGTACTTGAGCCGCCACGTGCGGCCGCGCAGGGACTCGGGCGGCGGGGCCAGTACCCCGGCGCGGTACGCGAGGCCGAAGCAGCGCGCCACGAGCGGCTGCAGGAACTCGCTTTGCATGCGGCCGTAGAGCGGGCCGAGCAGCTGGCGGATGAGCTCGACGCGCACGTGTACCTCGGTCGCGGTCATCGCCGGGCCGTCCTGCGGCGTGAGCTGGTCCGCCATGAGCGCGCGGCGGATGGCGCGCTGCAGGCGTTCGATCTCCATCAGCGACGCCTGCAGGTTGCCGGAGCTCTTCAGCTCCCGCATCGAATTGACGTCGTTCGCCACGATGATCTTGCGCGGTCCGATCTTGACCGTGCGCGGATTCAGCACGCCGTCGTCCGCTGCGATCCACATCCCAGCCACGGCGATGTCCATGCCCATCATCTGGAGCCGCACCAGCTCGTTGAGCGTGCGCAGATCGGGCAGGCACTCGAACACGGGGCCGATGGCATACACCGAGTCCGGCAGCACCTGCCAGCGCGGCACGATGGCGGGCAGCTCGTGATAGCCGGACTCGCGCACAAGCTTGCGCGTCTGAAGCTCGACGTGGCACGAGGCGTAGGGCAGGCCCTTCGCGAACGGCGGCGCCTGAAGCTCCAGCGGGCGCGGATACAGCGCCCAGACGAACTGCAGCGGATCGTCGGGCTTGGCGCGGGCCTTGCCCTTGGCCTGGTCGGAGAGCGCGTCTCCGTACTCGCGCAGCGCCTGCTCGCCGGTCATGGCGAGCTCACGGTGCACGATGTCGACCGGCCCGCCCTGCTGGCTCGCGCCGAAGAAACACTGCGACAGGGGCCAGTGCGTGAACCGATAGCCGCCGTCGGGCGACTCGTCCACGAACAGCGGACCCATGCCGGCGCACACCTGGTCGAGCATCGCCTCGTAGACGACGGCGTCGAAGTTCGACGCATGGATGTTCCGCCAGATGGTCTCGGCCGAGTCCTCGAGCCACTGCCGGCCCTCGTCGTCGACGCCGTCTATCTCCAGCTCGAACCAGCGGCTATTGCTCGGCACCAGCGCCGACACCAGCGCCGAGGCCAGCACGCGCGCGCTGTCCGTGCCGGTGGCGTCCATGAGCTCGGCCTGCTTCGTCGAAGCGTTGCCGAGGCTCGCGTTGTACGTGCCCGCCGTGCTTCCGCCCAGGTAGAGCTGCGAGCCGCGGGCGGGGTAGGTGTGATCGAAGCAAGCGCGCCATATGTCCTCGACGTGCGACTGGCGCGCGGTGCGTAGCTGCTGGTGGCGCTTGACGAGCGCGACGGGATCCATGCGGTCAGTACACGGCCTGCGCGGATGCCTCGGCGAGGAGGCTGCGGTTACTCGTCAGGCCCTGCCCGCCGGTCGCGAGCAGCGACTGCTGGCGGCGCTTGCGCTGCGTGGCCCCTGCCATCTGCGTAGCGGCGACGCGCGCCTCCTGCGCGATGCGCTCCTGGTCCGCCTTGGGGTCGGTCAGCACGATGGGCTGCGCCATCGCCACCGGCTGGGCGGCGACCTTCGGGGCCTTCGGTTTCTTGGGCATGCACACGGCGCGAGGCGCTCAGCCCAGCGGCACTGCGACACCGACCAGCCAGCCGTCTGCGGTCAGCAGTCGGCCAACGACATAGCGCTGCTCGATGGCCCCGTTGGCGCATGGCGCGAGCGTCTCGTCGAGCGGCGTCCCGTCCGGGTAGTCGACCTGGGCGAACATCGCGGCGACGTCGGCGGCGCGCATGTGGGCGATGCGCTCGCGGGTCAGGCGATACGCGGGCTCCGGCTCGGGCAGATAGTCGTCCTCGGCTGCGGCCTCGGCTTCGACCTCGAGCTCGGGCGCGTCGATGACGGGCTCGTCGATGGGTGCGTCATCGCCTGGAACTTGGACGTTTCGGGACTTGGCCATGGGCGTCTCCGGGATCGGTTGGGCGGATAGATACTCCTGCGGCGCGCGTGGATTCCAACAGCGCGAGCAGTCGCACGGCTCGGCTGTGCCGCATGTCAGCCGGGCAGTAGCCCTGCAGCCAGTACGTGACCGTGCCCGTCGGGACGTCGATGGCCCGGCCGATGTCGGCCCCGGACAGGCCGTGGGCGCGCAGCTCGGAGAGCACGGCCAGCCAGTCGATCGGGATGGTGCCGCTGGTCACAGCACGTCCCGCCAGCCGGATGCGCTCGGCATGGGCAGCGCGGCGAGCACGTCGTCGACGGAGCGCGCAACGATGGCGACGCCGCCGGCAGCCCGGACCTGCGCGAGGAAGCGCTCCTGCGCCTCGCTGAGGGCACCGCGCGCGGACTTGCACTCGACGTACAGGGCACGCCCATCGCGCAGCATGCCGGCGATGTCAGGGTGCCCGGTCGGGGCCGTGCGCAGCGGTCGCCGGCCGGTGCGGCTCTTGGCGTCCTCGACGTCGAGCACGCGGGTGTTGATGCGGTGGACGAAGGCGACCACTGGGTGCAGCTGCAGGAGTCGCAGCACGTCGCGCTGGATGTCCGTCTCGCGCCTGGTGTCGCCAGGCACAGCACGAGCGCGCGGCTTGCTGCCGTCGAGTGGGAGCGCGTACTGCGCGCGGCGTCGGCTCATGCGCTGCGCCTCGCGGTGTTGACCGAGTCCTCGATGAACGTCCGCACCGCGGCGTCACCGTGCACGAGCGCGGCCTCTCGGTACCAGCTCTGTCGGTATTGGCGCTGCAGGCTGCGCACGTAGCGGCCGAGGCAGGCGCGGCAAGCGAAATCGTACCAGCCGTGCCGCCGGGCGCAGCAGGCGCATTCGTCGATGGGGGCGGCCGGGATGGAAACGCGCGCGCGGGTCATGCGTTTACGCTGGGCGTGCCCACGCCGACAAGGCAGCCGCAACCACGGAGGCGACCCGTGCCGCGTCCGTGCCCTCAACCCGCAGCGTGAGCCCGTCCAGCTCTGCGGATGCGCTGTAGCGGTCCTGCGTGCGCTGTGGCGCATGGCGCTGCACCAGCTCGGCAGTGGTCGTGACGCGAGGGGCCGGCTCAGGCTCAGGCTCTGGTTCTGGCTGCGGCTCGGGCTCGGGCGTCTCGACCGCAACAGGCTCGGCCGCGGGCTCGGGCATCGGCTCCAGCTCTGGCTCTGGCTCGTCCAGCGCCTCGACAACCTCGACACCAGGCGCGAGCTCGAAACGGCCGCGCTCCAGCTTGAGCAGCAGCCGGCGAAGCGCCAGCTTGCCGCATGCCGCGTACACCGAGGGCACATGCGCCCCGGGCAGCAGGTCCGCAATCTGGCTGCTGTTGAGCGGGCCGCCTGCACGATGCAGCAGCGCCAGGATTCGCGCATTGAGCGTCCGCCCGTCGTCAGGCTCCGGCTCGATGTCCGGCGTTTCCGGCCGAGGCCTGCCGCCAGTCGAGACCACGGGCGGCGGCGGCGCCTGCGTCCTCTCCGACGCCTTGCGGATGATCGCCTGACGCTCTGCGGTCATCTCATCCGCCAGCGTGTAACCGCCGGACTCCAGCCGCTCGATCATCCCGCGCCGGCACATCGTCGCGAGAGTCGTGTCGATCGCAGACGGCAGGCACTCGGCCTCCAGCAGCTCGCCGATGTCCTTGCGCGTCAGCACGTCGACGTTGCGCAGCGCGTCGAGCACGGTGGTGACGGCGCTCATGGCTGCACCCCACGCCGGCGGAACCAGTGCTGTACCGCCTGCCTCGAGCAATGGAACCGCTCGCCGATCTCGCGCAGGCTCATGCCCTCACGCCGCAGCGCGACGGCTTCCTCGAACTGGCCATCTGGGATGCGGGCGAAGGCGAGATCGTGGCGGGCCTGCGGTCGCTGCAGTCGCTCCAGCAGGAACACGTAGCGGGCGAACGGCGTCATCGCAGCGACCCCCGCAGCTTCGCGAGCTCGGCCCGTGCTGTGTCCCGTGACGACACGGGTGCCGGCAGCTGCGGCACGCAGCGGTACGCCGCGGCATTCTCCCGCGGCTGAGGCCTGCACCAGGCGAGGAACTCCGGCAGGCTCGGTGGCCATGGGTCGCCGTTGGTCAGGCACGCCAGAAGGCCGCGCTTCACCTGGTCACCCGACAACGCGGAAAGCGCCGTCGACCACAACTCCGTCGGCGTCTCGCCGTGGACGCTCGTCCACTTGCGGCCGTAGATTTCCGCCATGCGCAGCCAGAACGTCGCCATCGCCTTCGAGGGCTTCCCGGTTGGCCTCCCGGACTCTGTCGACGACTGACTTCCGCGCGCCATTGCCGCCGCTTCCGCCGCTGCCAGTTCCCCTGCTTTCCGCATACTCCACCGCCTTTCGCACCCAGTTTCGCCAGACCGCCTCCCAGTCGAGGGCACGGCCTCCGGCCCCGGATTTCGCCGCCCAGTAGTCCGCGAACTTCGCCAGCTCCTGCGGTGCCCTGGTCGTGCCGATGGCCCGGCAGGCGAAGGCCCAGCCGTCGGCCGATGGGGTCCAATCCGGGGGCAATCGCGAACCCCTCGCCTCTCGAGGGGGGGCTCCCGACCGAAGGGAGGGAGGGGGGGAGTTATAGTCTGGTGTCTGGTTAGGGTTATGCTTCGGTTCCGATTCGCTAACCGATTCGGAAACCGATTCGGTTTTTTTCGGACGACCTCCGCGCTTTCCGATCTCACGGTTCACCGTGCGTTGATGCTCTGCCTTCCGCAGCTCGACATCGGCCCGCTCGTTGACCAGACCATCGTCGGTGACGCGCCAGAATCGCCGGGCCACGGAGTCGACCGCCTCGCGCTCTAGGCGCGTCTCGGCGCGCATCAGGCGGTAGAGCTCGCGCCCGGTCGGGAGGGGGCGCTCGGTGGCGTAGTAGTGCTGGAGCATCAGCAGATAGGCGCCGTGCTCGGCCAGCGACAGGGCTGCGGTGTCCCGCTGGTAGTCGCCGATGTAAAGCTTGAAGAAGTTCACCGCGCGCCCTCTTCGGGTTCAGGCGACGACAGGCTGGCCAGTGCCAGGCGCTCGGCCTCCGCGCGCGACAACCCGGCGTCGAACTCGATGATCGCGGCCCGCTCGGCCCACGCTTCTCGCTGGTCGTCAGTCACTCGTCGTCCTCCGCCAGCTCGCTCGCATGCGTCAGCCGCGACAGGCGCGACTGGGCCAGCGTGAGCAGTGCTTCGATCTCCGCTTCGGGGTAGACCTTCAGGTGTGCGGGAATGACCTTCAGGCCAAGCACGTCGAGCATCGCGGCCAGCTGGTCGATGCGACCCTCGCTGACCCAGCGCGACACCGTGGCCACGTCGACGCCGCAGGCGCGGGCGACCGGGGCCTGTCCATGCTCCGCAAGCTTCTGCCGAATTAGTCCTGCGAACTTGCGGGACTTTGCGGGTGCGTCGGGTAAATCTCCCATCACATGATCACCAGAACACCCAACGCCCAGCACACAATGCCGGCCGGCAGACACCAGCCCAGCGCGATAAAGAGCCCGCCGAGCTCGTCGGCCTCGGCGGAAAGTGGGCAGGGAGGGTCATCTGCCGTGAGGAGATCCAGCACGTCGAGGCTGGCCCGACGTCCGGCCGGAGCCGCGCGATTGGGATGGTCCACAGTCATGCGACAACCTCCGCGACAAAGGCCGGAGCCCGCCCTGCTACGCTTGCCGCTGTCACACGTTCAAGCATCACAAGGGGGCTCCGATGTCCGACTCAGAGACGCTAACTGGTCGCTTAGACGCTCTAACCTGCGCGTGTCTGGCGCTGATTGCAGCGCTGCCAGATGCCGAGCGACATCACGCACGCGCACACTTCCTGCTGCTCGCAGCAGGTCGGCCTCTGTCACCCCTGACGGGCACGGCTCGACTTGCCTTTCAAGCAGAGAAAGAACGGCTCGACTCAGCATTTCGAGATGGGCATCCATCGCCGCCAGCCGGCTGAGCAGCGCCTGGTCCTTCTCGAACGCCACGCGCTCCGCCTCCGCCTTCACGCGGGCCAGCTCGGCCACAAGCTCGGTACCGACGGAAGCCGCGCTCCGTGGGTGATCGACGGTCATGCGGCAGCCCCTTGCCGGGGCTCGCCGAAGATGTCGGGGCGGAGGTCAAGGGCGGTCACGGCACCACGCGTGACGTGCTCAATTTGCCGAGCACGTTCAGCCGTGATGCGCACGCGACCGCGCAGCCAGTGACTCACCGTTCCGCAAGACACGCCGCACTGGGCGGCAAACTTGGCCTGCGTCGTGGTCTGCATGTATTCGCTCAGCGTCATAGTTTAGCCCTGCTAATGTTTGTCATTTTTAGCAGGGCTAAGCGTTTTCTGCAACCCCATACGCCACACTGAAGTCATGGGCGTGAACAGGAAAATTACACAGGCGGATCGCGAAGCTTCCGACAACCTGAAAAGGCTGTGGAAGGGAAAAGCCCGCGAGCTGGGCCTGACTCAACAGATCGCGGCCGAGCGCCTGGAGCGCAGCCCTGGCCTCATCAGCCAGTACATGAACGGTCATACCGCGCTTGGCCCGGTTGCCGTTCTCAAGTTCGCGCACTTGCTTCAATGCTCGCCGCGCGACATCCGTCCCGATTTCGATTACGGGACTTTGGTGCCCGGCGAGATCCCGGCCGACGTCGTCGAGCTGGCAATCAAACTGTCCGCAGTGCCTGAACCCGTCCGCCGGGACGTGCTGGGCTACGTTTCGGTGGCCCTTGCCAATCAGGGCTACATCGACTTTATCGTGAAGCTCGACGACAAAGTTGCAGAGCGGGCATAGCGCGTCTATCCTTCACGCATCACGACCAGTGATTGCTCCCACCCCCAGCTTATGGGTGGAACACCAGACGCCTCGACGGTTGCAGCCGCCGGGGCGTCGTCTTTTCTGGGGTATCCCCGTCCGTCTCTTTATTCCACATGCGGCTGGCTTTCTGTTCTATCGAAGTTTAGCAGTGCTATTGCACACATAGTTTAGCCCTGCTATTGTCTTTCCCACACCGCGCCCCTCGGCGCGAGACGGGAGGAGACATGATCCAGATCGACTACGAGACCGCCCGCCGCCGTGCGTGGCTGTCGCGGTGGCACAGCGCCACCGTCGAGCGCCGGGTGCGCTTCTACGGCTGGGCGACCGTGCTGGCCTTCGTTGTACTGGGGGCTGCGCGATGAGCCCGGAGTACCTGGTGTATTTCCGGACCTACATCGCTGGCGGCGCGACCGTGCGCCAGTCGATGTTCACCCATCAGTTCGAGCATGCGCTCTGTTTGATCGCCGACCTGCGCGACACGCACGTCGAGTACGGCATCACCGCCGACTATTGGATGGTGCCGGCATGAGCGCGGTACAGCAGGCAATCATCCGGCGCACCGGGTCCGAGGTTGTGCTGTCGATGGCGAGCGACGACCTCGACGCCCTGCTCGACGCGGCCAGTCGCTACGTCCGCGACTACCACCCGGTCGGCTACGGCACGACGGTCAGCAAGCCGAAGCACTCCGACGGCCGCTGGCTCGTCCAGGTTTGGAGGGCTGCGACATGCGAGTAGCCGCGGCACCCCGCATTGAATGGCTGGCCCAGCGCCAGCGCGGCATCGGCGGCAGCGACGTTGCCGCCATCCTTGGCCTCTCGCCGTGGGCGACACCGCTCGACGTGTACCTGCAGAAGACCGGCCCGGTCGTCGACCGCGACCTCGGCGAGCCTGCCTATTGGGGCACGGTGCTGGAAGGCGTCGTCGCCGACGAGTACAGCAAGCGCGCCGAGCGCCCCATCATCGAAGTGCATGCCACGCTGCACGCGCCGGATGCCGACTGGATGCTGGCGAACATCGACCGCGCCGTCGGGCACTTCGCCCGCGTCGAGGCCGGGCGCCTCGTCGGTGCTGATGGCTTGCTGGAGTGCAAGACCGCCTCAGCCTTCAAGTCCGCGGACTGGGGCCGTGGCGACGACGAGGACGCCGTCCCCGTCCACTACGCCGCTCAGTGCATGTGGTACCTCGCGGTCACCGGCCTTGAATGGATCGACGTGGCCTGCTTGATCGGCGGCCAACGGTTCGTCCAGAAGCGCGTCGTGCGCGACGAGGAAACCATCGCGGCGATCGTCGAGCGCTGCTCCGCGTTCTGGCACGGCTGCGTCGTGCAGCGCAAAGCGCCGGAGCCGACCTCATCGCGCGACGTCATCACCCTCTACCCCGAGGACAACGGCCAAGCCGTCGAGGCTGGCGAGGCAGAGCTCGCTGCGTACTCCGAGGCGCTCGCGCTGCGCCAGCAGATCGAGGCGCTGGAGGCCGAGCTCGAGCAGCGCACCGAGGCGCTGAAGGTCGCCATCGGCGAGCGCGCAGCGCTGACGCTCGACGGCAAGCAGCTCGTCACCTGGAAGGCCGCCAAGGCCAGCACGAAAACCGACTGGCGTGCGATCGCCGAGACCTACAAACCCGACCCCGAATGGGCCGAGCGGTTCGCCGCGGCCACCACCACCGTGCCCGGCTCGCGCCGGTTCATCTTCTGCAAGAGGTAACCCATGACCACCGCACTCAAGGCCGCCGTGACGAACGCGCCGGCAAAGAAGCGCCCGGACACCATCGCCGGACTGCTGACCGACCCCGCCATCAAGGCGCAGATGGCACTGGCGCTGCCGCGCCACATGACCGCGGAGCGCCTTGCGCGCATTGCCCTGACCGAGGTGCGCAAGACGCCAGCGCTCGGCCGGTGCGACCAGGCTTCGTTCCTCGGCGCGATCATGCAGTGCGCCGCCCTGGGCCTTGAGCCCGGCGGTGCGCTTGGCCACGCCTACCTGCTGCCTTTCGAGAACCGCAAGAAGGGCATCACCGAGGTGCAGTTCATCGTGGGCTATCGCGGCATGATCGACCTTGCTCGGCGCTCCGGTCAGATCCTCAGCATCGAGGCGCGCGTCGTCTACGAGGCCGATCGCTTCGACGTGCAGCTTGGCCTCGACAGCAATCTGGTGCACGTGCCCGCGTGGGACGTCGCGGAGCGCGGGCCGCTGCGGTTCGTCTACGCCGTGGCCAAACTCAAGGACGGCGGCACCCAGTTCGAGGTGATGAGCCGCCTCGAGGTGGAGAAGGTCCGCGCCAAGTCGCGCGCCGCGAACAACGGCCCGTGGGTCGACCACTACGAGGAAATGGCGAAGAAGACGGTGATCCGTCGCCTCTTTAAGTACCTTCCAGTCAGCATCGAGCTTGCGACCGCCGTCGGCCTCGACGAGCAGGCCGAGGCCGGCATCGCGCAGGACAACCCGCTCACGATCGACGTGGAGCCCACGGAGACGGGGCAGGAGCGCGGCGACGCGGGGGCCGAGGACTTGCCCTTGCCCCAGCTGCTGGAGCTGCTGGAGGGCGCCAGCGACGCCGAGGGCATCGACTTCATTCGCAGCATGGGCGCGCACCTGCAGGACGCCGAGCGCGTCCAGCTCGCAGAGGCGAGCCGCCAGCGCATGAAGGCGCTTCAACCCGAGTAACCGAATCGCGGCCGGCGCGTCGGGCAGCAACCCGCAACACCACGCGCGACACGTCGGCCGCTCCCCTCAGAAGCAAGAAAGGAAATGACCATGTCCAAATCACGCATCTACGTCGTTCACATCCACGCCGACGACAACACCGTCCGCCCGCCGCGCCTGGTGCGCGCCAGCAGCCGGGCGAAGGCCGAGCGCCACGTCGCCGCCGGCATGATCACCGCGCACGTCGCCAACCAGGACGAGCTCATCCAGCACATACCCGGCGGCATCGAGGTCGCGGGCGAGGACATCGAGGAGGACGCGGCATGATCTCGACAAGTCTCACCAGCCCGTATGACGACGACCACGACTGCGAGGGTTGTCATGGCCTGTCCAGAGATCTGGACCGCGTCGAGCAGCACCGTGTCGGCCTGCTCGGCGAGTTGCACCAGGCGCGCGAGCAGCTGGCCGCGGCCGAGGCCTTGGTGCGCGAACTGAAGGGCGCGGTGCGTGCGATCTACGGACACGCCATGGACTTCGAGCAGGACCCGCGCCACGCGCTGGAGTACATCGTCGAGGCCTGCTGCACGGTGCTGACGGACTTCGAGCAGGCAGAGGCGCTGGTCGAGTTCGCCGATGTTGAGGCGGCTGCGTGATGGGCTGGTGGCTGCTCTTGGCCTGGCTGGATGGGGGCGTGCCGACGAGCACGATGGTGTTTACCGGGATCGACGAGCAGCGCTGTCTGGCCGTGGTGCGCGAGCACTTGGAGGCGCAGGAGGCGCGACCTGACCGCTACGTCGAATCGCTGTATGTCGGCTGCGTCGAAGGCAGCCGGCCGAGGAGGTTGTGATGGCAGCGAAAGACCCGGAGAAGAAGCGCGCGGCGTGGCTGCGCTATTACGCCAAGGCTCGGGACAAGGTGCTGGCGAGACAGCGCGAACGCTACCACGAGTCGAAGGCGCGGACCGCTGCGCAAGCAGAGACGCTGCGCAGAAGCAGAGAAGCCCGCAGCGCAGCGGACGCGGTCGCGGCCGGCGCAGTGCCAGCCACAAAGGCCGAACGCATTGCCGCCATCAGGGCCGCGAACAGCGCGAAGATGCGGAAGGCGATGGGGATAGAGGCATGACAGATAAAGAACTCTTAGAGCTTGCCGCGAAGTCGGTGGGTCTAAACGCTCAGTGGGATTGCCCAGAGCGCGGCATGATGATGTTCACGCCCAGTGGCATCGACACAATGACGTGGAACCCATTGGCCAGCTACGACGACGCGCTGCGTTTGGCCCAAGCGATCAGCGCAGAACCTTGCATCGACATTCGCCGCGCCATTGTGTGCGTTTCCGTCGAACTCTCCGAGGCGCGGCGTGAGATTGGCGCACTGAACAAGCGATTGTTCGACGAACTATCCGCCGCGCGCGACGAGGCTGAGATGAAAAGCGCCTGCATCAAAGGCATGAAAGACGTGGTGGACGAGCTGGCCGCCGAACTCGCCGAGGCGCGGGAAAACGAAAAACAGCTTGGGAGTGCCTATGAGCATAACGCCTTAGCCGCAATGCGTTTTCGCGACGAGCTTGCGCAGGCGAGACAAGAGGCGAAACGCTTCAGGGAAGCGCTGGAGAAAATCGCCAGCGACCGATACAACTTCCGCGATTTCTGCGACATTGCCCGCGCCGCATTGGAGGGCAAGCCGTGAGCGAATTTGACGACACCAGCGACATGACGGAAGAAGAATGCCGGCAGATGCTGCGCATCGTTGGCGACGAGCGGGATGCGTTGCGCGAAGAGCGTGACGAGGCTCGCGCCGAACTCGCCGAGGCGCGGCGGGATGTTGAGCACTTGTATGAATTGGTGGAGCGTCAGAGCGACCTTTTGCGCGGCGTGGTTGATGCGCTTCGTGGCCCGCCGCCGCCCGACACTGCGTGGTCAGTCCACGACGCGCCAGAGCTGGCCGTCGCAGCCAAAGCCGAACTCGCCGAGGCGCGAAGGGAGCGGCGAAAACTTGGGAGAACGAAGCGGAATGGCGCTCGCGAAGGTACGAAAAGTGCGCGGTAGAACTCGCCGAGGCGCTGAAAGAGCGCGACGCGCTGCGGGCCGAGTTAAACGAAATCGAAGGCGTCCTCGCCGTATGGCGACGGAGAACAAATGAGGCGGAAGCCGAGCGCGATGCGTTACGGGCGGCCATCAACAGCGCGCCACATGCAGTTGACTGCGCATCAGACAGATTTGAAAGAGAAGGGCCAGCCCTTATGCAGCCGTGCGATTGCTGGCTCGCAGATGTTTACGCAATAGACGCGGCAAGGGGGTGAGGGATGAGCAACACCAAAAGCGGCGGGCCGGCGTTTCCTTTCCCGACCTTGCATGGGAGCGATGCGCTCGAAATGGTCCGCGATGCGGACAACGACTGTGACAAGGACGGATTGCGCCGAATCCCTGAGCCAGCGAGGGCCAAGATAGACATGGCGCTGGATGGCAAGCCATGACCCACCCATCCCAACAGCCCCGCAAGCAATGCCCGCGCGGCCACCAGCTGGCCGGCGACAACCTGGTGCTGCACCGGGACCGCAGGCCGAGCGGGAAGCCGCGTATTCGCCGGCGCTGCCGAGAGTGCGAGCGCGCACGCTGGGAGGCCCGGAAATGCTCCTGACCGCGCAAGAGGTTGCTGCCCGCCTGCAGGTGTCGACCAAGACCGTCTGGCGCCTGGTCGACTCCGGGAGGTTGGCGGCGGTACGCTTGACGTCGAGCCGCCGCGGCTGGCGGTTCACGGAGGCGGCCGTGGTGGCTGCCGTCAACGAAAGCGAGGAGAAGGCAGCATGCCCGTCCGCAAGCGTGGCGACGCCTGGCAGGTCGACGTACAGGTCGGCGGACGCCGTGCTCGACAGACTGTTGGGACCAAAGCCACGGCGCTCGAAGTCGAGGCGAAACTGCGGCGCGACCTCGAGCGCGAGCGGGTCGGCCTCAGCCCCAATCGTACCCTTAAGGACGCACTTGCCGACTACCTAGAGACCGGAGCCACCGCGCTCCGGTCGTTCGATTCCCTGCTCTACGTCGCCAAGGTCATCAGGCCATTCTGCGACCGTCCGATCGACCGCATCGCTGACGCCGCCGCCGACGTCATCCGAGACGGCCAGAAGCGAGGCCGCACCCCGGCCACCATCAATCGACAGCTCGCCCTGCTCCGACGGCTGGGCAATCTCGCGTACAAGTGGGGATGGACCGACAGCCCGGCCGGCAAGCGCGTCGAGCTGCTGCGCGAGAACCAGGAGCGGCACGTCTACCTTGACCAGCACCAAGTCGCCGCGATTGCCTCTCAGGCTGCGCACGAGGGCACCAGAGACGCGATCTGGCTGGCCGCTACCACTGGCCTGCGTCGAGGCGAATTGCTTGCCCTGCGGCCTGAGCATTACCGGGACGGGGCACTATGGCTGGCGACCAGCAAGTCTGGCCGCCCACGGCGCGTGCCGGTGCCGGCCGATGCCCGGTACATCTGCGAGCGCTTGCCGCTGGCAGTGACGGTCGTGGCGTTGCGCAAGGACTTTGACAGGGCCCGACGGGCGGCTGGCCTGCCGGGCGTCCGGTTCCACGATCTGCGCCACACCTTCGCCAGCTGGGCCATCGACGCCGGCGTCGACCTGCGCCTGCTGAAAGACCTGATGGGCCACAGCACGATGCAGATGACGAGCCGCTACGCCCACCTCGAGGACAGGCACCACGATCAGGCCATGCGGAAGATGGCAAAGAAGCGGAAGCCTGTGACGCGTACGTGACGCGGCCCGGCCATTTTCGGCCGATTCCAGTCTCTCAGGCCCCAGAAAACACGGGGATTTTCGGGACTGTCCGGTCTGGGACGGCACTTAAAATCCGGAGGCCGCAAGGCCATGCCGGTTCGATTCCGGCCCCGGGTACCAAAGACTTACGCCCGATTCCCAGAATTTCGCGAGAACGCCTGTGACGCGCCTGTGACGCGACTTTCCAGCGTCACCCTCGGCGGAACACCTCGATGGCGGCGATCACGCTGGCGACCGCGCTGCCGATAGCCGGGATGGCGTCCGGGTGCAGCTGCACGCCGAAAGCACCCACGAGAAGCGCCAGCCCGCGCCAGGTAGACGGCTCTCGGAGCCGAGCAATCACGTATTCCATTCGCTCTCCTTTACCTCACGATCCCGAACACTGCGGCCAGCTTGGCCATGGCCGCCCCAGCCGCCCCAGCAGCGCCGCCGACCAGCATCAGGGTTTTCCACCCGCCCCGTGCCTCGGCCAGCGTCTGGCGGATCTCGGACAGCTCGTGCCGCATTTCGCGCATCTCGTACTGGAGGTGCTCGATCGTCGCGCTGTGCTGTCCTACCCGCTGGTGCAGCTCCTCACTCATCCGCAATGCCTCCCACATGCAAAGGGGCGCCGTGTACGCGAGCAGCGCCGGTCGTACCGCGTCCCTGAATCTCAGTCGCTCGGCGTCCATGCCGGCTGTGTAATGGCCTCATGCGCGCCCGCCGTGGCGAATGCTGAAGTGGTTCCCGTCCGGCCGGCTGAACCTGCCGCCCCATGCGGCATCCGGCGCGAGGCTCTCCCAGTATTCGCCGAGCGCTTTGTAGGCGGCGCTGTCCGTCTGGTACACGCCGCCGATGAAGAGGTTGAAGTCGACCGCCAGCCGCTCGACGTGCAGGCTGTTGATGATGCCCTTGCCTGCAGCGGCGTTCGCGCGCGCCTGCGCCGGGTCGCGGTAGGCGTCGCCGAAGGTCAGCTCCATGCCGTTGTTGTAGGCATATTCGATGAGCAGCCCCACGAGGCGGGTGAAGCGCCGCTGCTTCTGGCCGAGGGTCTCGCTCATGCGGCGGGCCAGTCTGCGGCCTCGACGGCCTCGATGGTCTCAGCCGCGGCAATGGCGTCCTTGATGGCGCGGGCGACGCTGTGCGCTCCCTGCACGCGGCCGAACACGGCCGAGCCGAGCTGAATCAGCATGACCGGCGTCAGCTTGCGATCGACGTTGGACTCATCGCGCCACGACACGGTGTCGGGCGGGGTCAGATTTGCGAGCGGCGCGGCCTGGATGAAGGCGACCGCCGCCGTCAGGTTGACGATGGATTGCGGTGTGGTGTCGAAGCGCCAGCCGTTGAAGTCGACCCCGCCCGCGATGAACTCGTCCCGCCGTGCGTTGATGTACAGCTCGCGCTGGCGCTTGGCCTTTGCCAGCAGCTCAGCCGCGGTCTCAGCGCGCAGGTTGCCGTCAGCGTCCACGATGAGGCCGGTCGGGTCGTCCGGGGTCAGTACCCAGCCCTCGGGCGGCAGCTCACCCGGCGCGACCCTGCAAACACTGACGGGCTCCCCTACGCCGTTCGAGCGCCAGGCATAGTCGAACTCGGATTCAAGCTTGAACGTGTCGCCGGTCTCGGCCAGCTCCTCGACGAGCAGCGAGGGCGCCAGCGGCGCGGGCAGGCCCACGGTGTACCGATGCACCTGCACGGCGTGCTTGTGTGCTGCGATGGCGGCCAGCAGCTCTGCGCGCGTGCCTGAGTATTCTGCGGCGTAGACGATGCGCATCGCAGCTCCCTAGATTTTGATGAAGTAACCGACGACGGCCGAGGGCGGCATGTTGTTGGTGTCGGATGCGCCGGCAGTGCTGCCGGAAATGGTGACGGGCTGTGTTTGCCCAGTCAGAACCCACACGCCTCCGCCGGCCGCGCCTGTGTTTGTAACCCCCACGGTGAACGAGCCCGACAGGCCGGTCGCGGAATGCGTGTGACTGTTCGTTTCCGCGCCGCCCGTGGCGCCGACCGTATTGCCCAGCACGCCAGTGCCCGTGCCGCCCTTGCCGACCAGCGTGCGCCGGCGCAGGTCCGGCAGGGCAAAGGTAGTGACTCCGTCGCCCGCGCCCCAGGTGGTGCCGACGGCGGCAAACAGCGCGGCGTAGGTCGTGCGGCTGACGTTGGCGCCGTTGCACTCCAGGTAGCCTGTAGGCGTCGAGGTGCCGGCAAACGCGATGATCGAACCAGGAGCCGCCGTCTGCGCGACGGGCGTGCCGTCGGCCTTCGTGTAGGCCATGCAGTACCAGACCCCTGCCGCGCCCTCGAAGAAGATGGCGATGTCCCCGGCGGCAGTGGTGATGCCCGCCGCGCCGGGCAGGACGAGAGATGCGCCGTGCGCGATGGTCAGCGCGCCGGTGAATCGAAGCGCCACCATCGTGCCGGGTGCGATGCTGGCGATCGCCGAGATGTTCGTGGTGCCCGTGACGTTGAACAGGTTCCCGTCCGCCAGCGTCAGCGTGGCCGCGCTGGCCACGGTCGCAAAGCGCCAGGTCTGGGTCTTCGTGAACACATTCGCCGCGCTCGTCAGCTTGGCCGTGTCGGCAGAGCCAGTGACGCCCAGCGTGGCCTGCGCTTCGCTCTGGCTGACGTCGTCGAGAAGGCCCTGCGCGAAGCTCGTGACGGTCACGAAACCCGGGATGAGCCCGGCCACGTCGGTGTTCTCCAGCGCGTTGCCGGCGCTGTTCCAGCGCAGCAGCTTGAGCGCCTGCGGGCTCGGCATCAGCGGCGAGACGCCGGCCAGCGTGTCCGCGTTGCGCAGGAAAAACCGGGCCTGGTATTCCAGCTGCTGGATGAGCATGACGGTGCCGTCGATGTCGTCGTCCAGCGTTTGCGCCAGCAGGTCGCCGGCGTCCTGATAGTCGATTGTCCGGCTGTACGGCATGACCCGCCGGAGCCGGACGGCAGACCCTGCGCCAGGCGCCACGACGAAGGTCACGGTGCCGCCCGTCGGGCTGCGCAGGCCGGTAATGGTGTAGTTCGTGCCGAGCGACTGCACGACCCCGTCGACGGTCACGACGAGATGCGCCGCCGAAATGACGTAGAACGTGAACGGGTAGGCGACGGCTGCCCCGTTGCCCGTGTAGTTGTTGATCGGCTGGTTGGTGTTGACCGGCACTATCGTCCCCCGAAGTCGAGCTCTACCTCATGCACGCCACTGCTGGGGCGCCAGTCTCTCCGCGCCTGCCCGGCGACCTCGCCGACCACTCGCCCGATCCGCACCGGCTGCGCCTTGATGGCTTCAGCGCCGGAGTCGAGGAAGTCGTCCGGCTGCCCGGCCACGCCCGGCACCCAGTCGCGCATCTGGTCCTCGACGGCGTCGAGCACGCTGGTGTGTGCCCAGAGGAACCGCCCCGAGAGCGGCGGCTCCAGTCCGTCGAGGATGCGCCGGTCCTTGTTGGTCGTGCCCGGCTGGAACGCCTCGACGACCGACACCCCGGTGCCTGCTAGCGTCTTGCGCAGGATGGGCGGTACGAAGCCGCCCGGACCGTTCGTCTCCACGGTGATGGACGGTAGCTGCAGCCGCCGCGTGGTTTCCAATATCTGGCCGCACTGGTCGTAGATGTCGCCGCGCAGCGCCTGCGCCACGTGCCAGAACAGGTGGCCGCGCTCATTGCTGAACACGACCGACAGCGCCGAGGTGTCGCCGCCGATCTTGCCGAGCGCGCAGTCCCAATAGGCTGACGCTGACACCAGCTGGGTGCGGCCGAGCATGAGCCGCACGGAGCCGTTCGCCATGGCAATTTCCGGCTCCGCGTCGTAGGGCACGATCCGCGACGGGTCGAGCCGGATCGCGCCGATGGGCTTGGCCTTCAGCTGGTACTGGCTGTCCCATTCGTTGATGGTCTTGCACTCCGCGCGCCGGAAGGCGATCTCCTCGCGGCTGAACCGCTGCGGCCACGCGCACCGCGCGTAGATGTCGATCGGCTGGCCCGGCGGCTGGTCAAACACCACGGCCCTGCCCTGCACCAGGTAGTCGACGCCCTCGACCAGCAGGCGCGGCCCCATGAACACATAGAGCCCATCGCTCGCCGGCTCGAAGTTGAACGGGAAGCGCCGCTGCTCGGGCTTGTCGTAGCGGACGTGATCCTCGAACAGTGGGATCTTCAGCACGTCCGCGCCGCGGCGGATCTGCTCGTCGTAGATGCTGTCATGCGTATGGGGCGTGCCGATGTAGAGCTTGAGCCCGCCGGGCACAAGGATGTGCGTCGCCTCGCTGGTGCGCTCCCGCAAGGCGTTGCGCGCCTCTGCGTTGCGAATGTTGCGCGGCACCTCGATGTCGTCGAAGACCACCTCGTCGGCGCGGGCGGCGGTCACGTTCGACATGATCCCGTGCGCCGTCACGTTGGCATTGCGGGCGTCCGGGTTGCCGACGACGTCGAAGCGCGCCGCGCCCGGTTGGCCACCGGGCAGCATGCCGCGGCAGAGCGGATGCCGGCGCAGCACAGCCCGCGTATCACGCGAAAGCTTGTAGGAAACCGGGTCGTCCGCTCCCTGGTCGAGAAAGCGCCAGCCAGCGTCACAGTAAAGCCGCCACGCCTGATACACCGCGACGATCGTGGACTTGGCCGCGCCACGGAACACCTCGAGCACGGCCAGACGCCCCCGGCGTTCGAGCCAGTGGCAGATCCGAAAGTGGAGCTCCGGCACCTCCCAGCCCTGAACCTCGGCCCAGAGCAGGAAGAACGCGACGAAACTAATGCGGGGTCTTCTTGCCGCCGCCATCGTGCGCCCGGAGCATGGCAGCGGCCCGCTGCTCGGCGCGGGCGATCAGCTGCTCAAGGTCATGGTCGTGCTCTGTCGGCGCATTGCTGTCCCGGCCCTCGATGCGCTGCCCGACGAACACGAGCTGGGTGACGATGGCGAGCGTCTTGGCCGCGTTCTTCTTCAGCCACAGACGATCTCCCCGGCCATCGCGGCTGTCGAGGTCGGGCCAGTGCGTCGGGTCGCACTCTTCGAGGAATACCTCGGTGAGACGCTGCGCGAGGTCGTTCATGCGCTCGAGCTGGTCGGGTCGGATCTTGATGGTCATGCCAGCTTGCTCCAGCGAAGGAAGGATTCGATCTTGCGGAACGTCCAGGTGACGGAGACCACCATCCAGAACGGCGCGGCGAGCAGCGTGACGAACAACAGCCCGGACTGCCATGGCTGCGGTATGAGCTTGATAAGCCAGAACGCTCCGAACAACGTCGCGCCGCCTGGCACGCCCACGGAAAAGATAACCAGCAGCGCACCGACACCTTCGAGTAGCTGTTTCATTCCAACGCCCTTTCAAAGTCTGGACCGCGCCGCGGGG